CCACCACCCCCACCACCGGAACCAAAACACTCAGCGAACAACGTGCCATATCCGGGCGGCACAACGAACGTATCATTCGCTGTAAATGATACATAGAACGGACATAGCACAATAGAAAAGAAGTTTAATCCATTACAGACAATCAACCTTGCTTCATTCGGATACATCTTAAACGAAGTAAGTCCGTCGATTGTCTCCGCAGCATTTGGGTCAAGTGTGACTACACCTGTTCCAGCATTCTTGACAATGCACGACCATTTATCTCCAAGTGTAGCAGCAGCAGTAAAGGTAGGAGTACCACTAGTGCCGCCAGTATATTCAACCCAATTGCCTTTATCAGACAATGCAAGAGTATCACTTCCCGGAGTAGCAGACGTTCTACGTGTTACATTTCGTAAACGGTGCAACAAAATTTTCTTGTTAGCTGTTGCACTAATATCATATGTCGGCACAAAGTCCGCAGAGATATCCGGTGCTGTATCTTCCGTTAACGAACTGATATCAAAATTTGGAGGCACTTGCCACGTTGCATCTTCCCGTAGAAACTTCGTAGTTCCTGCAACAGCGCCAGGATCAGGAACAGTGCCAGATGCGTGTGATGCGCCTGATGCAGCAAATACAGGAACATCCGCAGCAACAAGAGGACGAAATGTAGGATAATCATTCCCACCACTCGGAGGACCAGCAAAGATGTAATTTGCTGTTTGCTGATTCCATGCAACAGTCAATGTGCCAGACGTAGTAACAGGAGAATTAGTCACCGCAAATTGTGTCGGCATTGACAAGCCGACAAATGATACAGGACCAGCAGGACCAGTAGCTCCCGTTGGTCCAGCAATCACTGAGCCACCAATTACAATAGTCCAGTCAGCAAACGTACCACTGCCAAGTGTGTTAGTAACATCTACAGTTAATACACCAGCACTACGATCATATGCAGTGACCTGTCCAATCATAAAGGTATTCAAGTCAGACGTGCGATACACGTTGACGTACATACCAATCGCCCATCCCCAATTCGCTTGTGTTGTCAGTACTTTTGAACCTGTACCAACAGTCAAGCTCGTCGTACTCGTCCCGACAAACAAATTCCCAGGATTAGTTGTAGAAGTCCAGTACGATGGATGTGCTGCACGATCTTCTGCGAATGTAGTAGGAGAAGCTGCACTTACATGATCAACTGCACACGTGTACAGCCTTCCTTCTGTTGCATCTACTAATCCTTGGCCGCTTGTGTACGCTGTTGAGTTTTTCCACACACCAATAAGATTATTTGCTCCGATGAACTCATACAACAGAGCGTCTAGCATACGCCAGTTGTCGTTCATATTATCTTGCCAATACCGTTTGTCAATCGTCGGCAAACGGAATTGATAATGTGTGGAGTAGTCAACAGTGCCGGTCATGTTACGGCTCCTATCTCTATCGCTTACGAAGCATCCAGTTCTGCGCCACTAACTTGCATAAACATTGAAGCAAAGTCAGCAGTTCCAATGGTGTACGTAACTGTATCACCGGCTTTCAAGAAATATTCCTTCGGGCCAGGAGCAACAGTCGTAGTATCTGATCCACCAGTGTCCGCAGTCGACAAACCAGTGCCCATCATGCGTGTACTATCAGTACGGACACGATTGCCCGCAGTAAGCGCCCCTGAATTAAGCACTTCCATACTAGCAACGTTAACCTTGAGTGTCGAGTTTACACCAGCAACACCAGTGTACATGATCTTTACACGTGCTGTCTTTCCTGTAGGACAGGTATAGACAGTCGTTGTTCCAATCGTGAATACTGCGGCCGTTGCAAGTGCGCCAAGAATGTCAGCCATGTCGATTTGCTCCTTTACTTGTTCAAGAGTGAAGTTGCAAGATCAAATGCAGCTTGATACGGCATTCTCGTCTTGCGAATCAAAGACGTGATCTCAGACTTGATCGTAGCAAAGTTTGCACGAAACTCTGCTTTGTCTGCTGCTACGCCATCAGCAGGAATAGATGCATCTACTTGTGAAGTAGTAGCCATGTTTACCTTCCAATTGTTCCCATTTGATACGCAAGTGACAGTCCGTTGAACGTAAGTGACGAGTTACTGATGCCACTAAGACGAAACTTCATTAACGTAAACGCAGCAGCCCAATCCATCATGCGTTCATCTTTCGTGTTTCTTCCCCCACCAAACGGAGCAGAACCATACGGTGCGATGCCGTATCCACCTGTATCAGCCCCAACAAATGTAGCAGATAGAGCAGGGGCAAGCAGAGGATTCAGCCTTGCAAACCCAAGTCCATCCGTAAACAATGTATCATCGATGAATGGCTCTCCTGGATCAGTATCATCCAGATATACTTCATCGACAAACATTTCTGCTAAGAACTCACCACTTCCAGTAGTATCAATTTTCAACACACGAGAAGTCTTGATACGCATTCTACGTTTCAAAGCACTCCAAGGAAGTTCCCATACAAATGGAATAGGAATGCCAACAGTCCCTGGTGTCCACCCTTGATAATCCGTGAACAATGTACCATCAGAGAATGCTTCTTGTTCTCCAATGAAATCATACAATGCCTTGCCACCAGATACATCTGTTCCATAGATGTAAACTTTTGCGGCTGATGAAAAGAAGATCGTATCTCCAAGAGAACGAACAGCCGTCCGCCAATTCCAGCGACGCACTTTGTTCCATGCAGAAATCTTCAACTCAGGAATGAACGTGTATGCGTATGCTATTGTCTCAGATACTTCATCTTCTTGTGAAGCATTGGGAATGAACAACATATACTGATAGTTCCGTTTGTCAAATATAGCAAACGGCGTTGTTTTGTCATCTGCAAACAATGGTAGCCTGTTCAAATCCGTCTGTAAATCAGAATCGACAAGCTGCGAAATACGTAATGGCTCAATCTTTCCAGTGACGATTGCACGTCGAAGTGATTGAGCACCACTTACATCGCAGAAGAATAGATCATCCCCAAGAGTTTGTATTGTCCGATGTGATATTGTACCGATCAATGGAATAGGATCAGAGAAACTAGGAACATGGTTTCCTAGTGAATCATACGTGCCAAGCTGTCCGATCAATATATTCTTTGGGAAGAATACAACAAGGAACTCACGATACGATCCAAGACCGACAATCGTAGCGTCTCCGTCAATGTACGCATCAAGATCAATATTCACTCCATCATTCGGTGGAGGATCACCAAAGAACGTACCAACAGTGCCTTTGCTACCAATGTACAGCCTACTTGGCTTTGACGGATTCCCAGCGAGAATTAAATACTGATTGTGTGTATGACAATACTTTGCGATTGGTACATTCGTGTTCAACAACGTACCAAGATCGACAAGGTAATTCGTGGACAGACTCGGAGCAACTACTAATGGCTTATCTACGCCATTACAAATGACAAGCTGTGACTTCATTTGCGTGAATGATGCAAACAATAAGTCACTAGACCATGGAACTGCAGCAAGAGAAGCAGCAATGGCAGAGGACCACATAAGTCTGGTTTCCCCTGTGCCATCAACTGATACAATCATGCCAGTTTTGTCTGCATATACCAAGTGCGTACCAAAGTAAATTCCTTCGATAAACTCAGTACATCCAAGACTTGCGGCATCTGCAAACAATGTCGTTCCGCCACGAACAGCAAGGCCACCGTTACGTTCTTGTACTAGATTATCTAGCTTCTTTGCAAAGCGGCTGTTGATCGTCAAATCTTGGCTGACAAGATCAAGCCCACCGCTAAAGTCATTTGCAGTGGAATCCTCTAACACAGGTCCGCTATTGATCAATCGATTCGGACGAATGCGATTGTCAACTTCTGGTGTGTGAAAACCTTTTAGCACTTAGTACAACTCCATCCAACGATCATTAACCGTTGCAATGCGAGGATCAAGTACAACAGGCACACTGTTATAGTTCACCTTAACCCGCTGGAAGTTTCTCTCAAACGTCGCAAGCAATCTCGCGCCAGATGAAGGATTTGCGCCATAATCAGATACCATACAATACGCTACTTTGTTTGCGATTGTATCTCTGTCAAATGGCACTTCTGCGGAAGGTACGCTCAAATCAGGCATGATACGCGCATGTACGTACACTGTACCTGTCTGAGTTAATGGCCAAATTCTCAGTCGCTTGTCTGCATCACTTAGATACTCGACCATTGGACGGCCAAAGTTCGAGAACGTAAATGGATTGATGTTGTTTGGAACATACGGCAGTGGACGTTGATCTGTATCAAGATACACAGCACGAATGTCCTCATGCTGATCAATATCAGCAAATGCTGTGGATGAGGTAATCAAACCATCCGTACCAGTAAGTGTCCCTGACAACCACTGCATTAATTGTGGCCACCAGAATCCAGGCTCACGTGCTAGTTCCCGAAACGATATCTTTATTGCATTGTGAATAGCATCTTCTGCATAGATATGAGTACCAACACCAGGAGCAAGTCTGACTAACGATTCTACATCCGTGATGATTTCTTCAATCGTAGCCATACTTGTCTCCTGGTGCTAGATACAAACTACACGTTGTTACGCGTAGAATGCAGCATTGCCGTGCAGGTTTGTTTCATCCAATAGCACCAAAGCAGAGAATGTCTTGGAGCTATCAAATGCAGCATTGCCTGCATAAATGCCACGAGCATCACCATTGGTACCAGTCTGAGCAGCAGTGACACCAACGGTCAAAGTACCTGCCGTGGCTGTCACGCCATTTTCAAGCCCAGCAACCAACGCGGTCGCCTTATACGGCAAACCACACTGAGCACCAGTCGCAAGAGAGATCGTGACAGTATCAGCCGATGAGCCCATTTCGATAGTATCAACATATCGAAATGCCTTGGTGATATTTACCGGAGTAGTGCCGTTCATCGTGCCAGAGAACGACATACGTTCACCAAGGAAATTGCGGCCACGCACGTTGAAGGTACGAGTACAGGCAGCACTCGCAACAATAGTCAGCGTACGTCCCCACTTCGCAGTCGTACTACCAATAGGGTTAATGCCCGTCGGGGCAAGCGAAGCGGTAGAGCCAGAAGTCAACGCAGATGACGTGTAGATAGTAGCACCAAGCGGCGGTGCACCAAAGTCAACACGATACGGAGTGCCAGGATTGGCAATTATCTGTCCCTCTGCTCCCATTGAAGGGACACGAACAGAGACACGCTCAGGATAGAAGTCAGCATAACGTTGCGTCATTGGCAATTACTCCACTTTTGCAAGAGACGATTGTACAGCGCGCATTGCAGGATCATCGTTGAATCGGCTGATTGAGCCGCGCGCACGACTCTCAATCCGCTCTCTGATACTTTCAGGGTTGATATCATCCACGTTCATTCCCGTATCCATATCAACCAAACCACTGACGCTGTTCAATCCTAGACGCTGTAGCTGTTCTTCACTCTCAATGAACATAGAGTGTCCTTGTGGGAAGTACACCATGTATCCACCAACAATTTCCTTCTCGACTGGCGTAAACTTTCGTGCATCTTTGTTCCACTCTTGCACGACGATCTTGTGCTTATGAAGTTCTCCAAGCGGCTCAACCTCAAATGCTTTTCGTGCATTTGCTTTGATCTTTGCAGCAAGTGCAGCATTGAATGCACCATCACTTGCAACAGCAGCAGCAATTCCACGCATCAATTCAGGATTAGTGCGGATTGCTTCGACTAGCTCTTGGATTGCTTCTGCGGTCATTGCTTGTTTTGCCATGTCACCTTCTCTCCTTCTCTAAATAGGATATGTGGCGCACTGCTATCGGGAGGGAGGGGGAGACAACAGTGCGCCACACAAGACTGGCTATTAACCAGTCGTACCATTGCGGACAACTGCGTGAGTACGGAAAGCCCGCCACACACAATACTGTCCCTGCCATACAACGCGACGCCCAACAGCATCAACGTTCCACGGCGCAACAAGTTCCTTCACCTTCATGTTCACACCCTTGAGCATGTGAAGGCGAAGATACTTGCTATTGATGAAATACGCACGGTTTACACCGCAGTCCTCATCATACAAGCAAGTAATGCCGTTGTGCGTGAACCCCTGGAAACCAAGATCGTACATTGCTTTGCCGTTCTTGGTGTCAGAGATATTGATCACGATCTTATCACGCACAGCCTGTCGATAGATACGGACCATGTTGCGGCCCATAAGAATCAAGTCAGGCCGCTCGCCCTTGAGCGTAACGTCCATGAGAACATCGTCGAATGCTTCTTCAATGTTCGTAGCATCAAGCGCACCAGAGAACTGATACGCAGACGTACGCCACTGTTGTTCAGCACCACGATCAATATTACCAAACGTGCCCGTAGTCGGATCGTCAGGAATTGTCGCAGCAAGTCCATACGGATCAGTGCCGGAGCCTGAGCCGTAGAGATACACGCTGAACTTTTCCTTGATCGATTCCTCAAGGATATCAAGTTTGCTCTTTAGCAGTTTGAACAGAGCAGCTTGTCCCTGATTTTCGTCTTGCTCTTGATCGCTGATGATCACCGTACCAGCAACACGCGACCAACCATAGCGGATCGTGTTGAACTCACTGGTTTGCCCGATCGGTACTTGATCGTAGTACTGATACGAAGCAATGTTCGGGTTGCGACCAACGATAAGCGGATTGGTAATGTTACCACCGCCATCTTCCGTCTCGACACGATCATTCGCAAACGCCCACGCCATTAGAGCGTTCGACTTAATCGATGCCATGATCAAGTTCTTGCGAGACTTGTCAAGCATCGAGTGAATGACAGTATCAAGTGTACCTGTAGCGTAGCCACCTGATAGCATTTCTCACTCTCCAAAAGTTACGCACTCGCCCGAGTGCTAGTTGCCAAGACCTGCGTCTCGTAGAGCTTCGCGTACAATGTCACTGTTACGTCCACTACGCGAAGGTGTACGGTTCATCGGTTGATTATTCGCACCGCCACGTCCATTCGGAAGTGGGCGGCGGTTAGCATTACCGGGCGCGGCATTACCGCTCTTTCCATTCTGTTGTCTTGCAGCGATTTGAGGCATCAAAGGCTTGCTCCAATCGAATTGATGCTGATGCATCCAAGACTTCAAACGGAAGTAGAGTTCGGAGACTGAGATTTGTGGCGCACGTGTAACCATTTGCGCCAACACATCCTCGTGGACAGCAGCATCAGGATACTGAGACATGAAGCTCGTGTACTCTGCTTCTGTTTCTCTAAGAGCCTGTTCCCTTGCTTGCTGTGTCTCACGGTCAGATAGCAACGGCTTGAGCTTGGCTTCTAGAAGCTGGTTGATTGCTTCCATATCGAGCCCAGGCGTGTCGCCAATAGTGACATTGTGCCCCTGCGCGCGGGCGGAAGTCAACAGGGATTTGATGGTTTCAGTCGGATTTTTCCGAATGTTAGCCAGTAGTTGCAGTGCAACACCAATATCATCCGGCTTCAATCCAAGCGAAGGTAGCATTTGCATAGATGAACGATAACCATTCAGTTCACCAGTCAATTCACGAACACGTCCCTCTAACTCCTGCGTGTTTCGCTGCGCTTGCTGCAACTGTCCCCACATACGCCTCTGTGCGCCAGCATTCGCAATGACTTCACCAGTATCAGCATTGATTACATTCCCCTGTTGATCAATCCTGGTACGAATATCACCCTGCGCTTGCGTTTGCGTGGACTGTTGGCGGCCTTGGTTATTTCTGCCAGACTGCTGATTGTTTGTATTGCCTTGTTCACGCTGTTGCGTTTGCTGTTGTTGGCTCTGCGTACCCTGATTTTCAGCGGTCGAACTGTTGTCAGGCGTGGCATTTCCCTCTCCACCACCGAGCGTTTGCTCAATCGCAGACTCAACTACGCTAGAATTGTCATTACCTGTGTTAGTATCACGATCACCCATTGTACTCACTCCATTAGGAGGTTATGCAGAACCCGCTGCACCGGTAGTGGCACCTTCTCCACCAAGACTTTGTTCGATTTCCTGTAATATCTGTGCAGCAGGAACACCTTGGATCAACGCCTTAGAGAATACTAGCTTCAACTTAGGCGGAAGTTGATCAAGGATGTTGATTGGAATGCCTTTGGAAACACTAGGAGTAGGTTGTCCATTACTAGGAGTAGGTTGCCCACCCCCTGTACTATTCCCCCGCTGCATCTGCAACTGTATCGACTGTTCGATTTGTCTCCAATCATCCTTTCCGATCACTACTTCGTTAAATGCACGTTCTAGAACACGTAGCATAACGAGAATGACAGCAGGAGATGCGTTCGCAAACTGTCCGAGAGTCTGTCCGAGTGATATTGCTTCTTTCTTCTTCGTTGGACTCGTTGGCTTCTGTGAACTGCCACCAATAATTTCCATCGGGAAAGACAACTCGAAGTCCTTTGCAGACATATTCCTCCAAGACTCTGCGTACTTTGGTCCGATCAACGTCGAAACAACAGCAGGGTCCATGTTTGCTACACACAATGCAGCAACCTTGGCGAATATGTCTCCAATGAAGTCCTCGATAGCATCAATCTTTGCATCCACACGAAGCTGCGTAGTTGCATCGTATGTATCAATCGCTTGATTTGTCGTGTTCGTCTTGAACTGAGCCCCACGCATCACTTCATTCGTGCCAGTTAGACGATCAATTGCTTCAATCTTTGCTGCTTTTGCTTGTCCGAATATCTGAGGGAACTGCAAAGATGCAGGAGTGTTGTACAGCATATGATCACTCAGCTTCGTTCCTTCCGGCAAAGGAATGCCACGAGCAGTTCCATCATATCCTTTGTTAGCTGCATCAAACTCATCCTTGCTAATCACATTCGAGTTGTATATGACATTCTCTCGAATAGACTGCCGAGCACGGCGTTCTTCGTCATTGATCTCGTTGATCGCATCTTGTTGATCAAGATAATACGTGATCTCTCCGTTCATCTTGTTTCCAACAGGCGGCATGTGAAACGCCAAGCTGGACAAAGGAAAGAATGTCTGTAGCTTGTACGGATCATCCCATACCCAAATAGGCCAGGACCAATCTTGATCATGGAACATGAACACACGACGAGTAGTCTTATCCCATACTACCCACACTTGCGTACGCCATGCACGTTCAAATGCATTCTGATCGTTGTATCCATATGTTGCCGGGTTTTCATCTGTGTTTTGTAACAGCTTGAAAGAGTTGACTAGATCATCTGCACTCTTGTCAGTGCCAGCAAATAGTACGTGCGTTGGTTTGTAGATAGACTCATACCTTTTATCCTGTCCCTCTATCTCTTTGCCATACTTTGCAGTGAGATACATGGTAGGAATTTTGTAGGACAACATCATCCATGCAGCGTCACTGTAGTCTGGCTCAACGCTATCAGGATCAATGATAACTTCACCAGGACGCTTCAATCGCACAAATGGTCCCTCTGGCTGCAAGAAGTCAAATCCTTCTTCAATAGCTTGCAACTGTCCTTCTAGCTCACGAATCTCATTCTGATCTGCGGCTTTCTCTAGTTTCTCTGCAATCACCTTCAAGTCTTCTAGTGCCTTCTGACTAGAGTTCTCTTTCAGTGTATATCCAACTTCAACATGCGCGACGTTTGTTACCATTGCGAGCACAACAGCTTGCTTCGCCTTTGGTTTGATATTAAACCCAGGGCTAGTTTTCATTCCTGCGAGTGTATTAACCAATTGTTCAACAGCATCAGCAAAGTCTTGGTTAGCATTATCACGTGCAGTAATCTCAGCAACAGGGTTCTTTGCATAGATTGCTGGCAGCATTGCACTAACAGTAGCAAATACGACATTCTCTGTCTCAGACAGCTTACGGTTCCTGCGATTGCTGTATGACAGATTACCCGCTTCGCCTTCGCGTGTTTGTCTGTGTCCCATTTGATCGTTGAGATAATACCGGATTGCCTCTTTGCACGCAGCGGAGTAATCCTCAACGCTTTTGGCCCCAGCATCACGGCGAGATTGCCATAGCTTCCCTGTAAACTGACTTACAGGAATTTTCGTTTCACCAACGACTTTGTAAGATGCAGGCTGTGCAGCTTCTTCTTGGCTCTTTGTTTCGCCAACTTCTGCATCTACAGCTTCAATTACATTCTCAGGAGCAAGGGTATCGTCAGCCATGTATCACCTATGCAGCTTTGTGTCTATGAGGATTCTTGTCACCAGACTGCAACTGCTCACGCTCATGCCAATGCATCCAATCAGGTGTCTTGTTTGTGAACCGGCTGAGAATAGCAGCAACCTTTGGTCGGTCAGTCATGGCATACTTCAATGCATCCATTGCGTGATCGTCTTTGTCAACAGGACGATCAAGTGCCGTACCATCGTGATCCTTCATCCAACGG